GGAAAAGCTCCTTTTTTCAAACATTCACTTAATATTTGTAGTCTTGGTAAATACTCTTTGCTTATAAAGTCTTCATCATAATCTACTTTGTGAAACTTCACTCTATCAATATCTATTTCGTTAAAATAATTTTTATAGTCTTTTTCTTCTAATGCATAAGATACTATATATAAATTTCTTGTATTAAAAGCATACATTTCAACCTGTGCATGTCTCCAATATTGCTTTGATACTTTAAATTCCTTGTCAATGTTGTGAGTTTTAACCTCATAAATGCAATCAGCTGTGTTCCCGTCCAAATTCACTCTTAATCTATCTATTATTATTTGCTTGTCCATCTCTAAATTTGGAATATTTAGTGCTTGTAATATTTTGTGTTCATAATTATTACCTGCTTTAGTAGCTTCTGTTGAAAAATTGTTTCTACTAAGTCCTAGTTTAATTAACCACCAGTTTTCAAATGTTTTTGTATTCCAATTTCCAACAGCCATACTTGTATCTGATGCACCTATGTAACCACTTCTATCTTGATTTTGTATCAATGTTAGCTAAATCTCTCTCAAAATTACTTAAAGTATCAAAATAACTAAATAATGCTTTTACCTCGTCTTCTGTTTTGTGTAATTTTTCAGCAATTTCTTTTACTGATAATCCTTCTTTTAGTTTTTGAGTATAAATTTGTTGACATCTTTCTTTTATCTTAAATATGTCATGTCTTGATAAATCATCTTCCCAGTTATTTTTAGAGTCTTTCAACTCTTCTTTTAACCATAAATCAAATCCTAAACCAGTTCTTATAGCAACTCCTTTAACGAATAATCTAGTTTGACAATTCCATAACCTTTGTTGGCTCATAGAGTTATCTTTAACTGGATTTGAACCGTTTGTAACAGGTCCTCTTTGAATAAATTCTAAATCATCTATTACAATCTTTACTGCTGTTTCATATACTTGATTTATATTTCCTTTACTGTCTTCAAATTTTCTTTCAGTCATATACAAACTGCTTCCAGTTAATTCATTTGCAACTGGTTCAAAATAAACTTTTTCAGCTCCGTTTTCGTGTAATAAATCAACAACTTTTGCCCAATTCAAATAGTCTGCTCCATCTCTTTGTTCTACCCATTTACTTACATCAACTCTTCTTAATTCTTCATAACTTTTTAACATTAAATTACACTCCTCTCGTATTGATAATTCATTTCCGCATATTCTCTTTCTTGTTCTGCACTTAATTGTTCTGACACTTCTTCCAATTCGTTTTGTGCTTCAAATTTAATAAGCTCTAGCTGTTCAATATAATTCTTATCTGTTAATTCGTCAATTAACGAATTAAGTGAGCTTATTAAATTGTCTAGTTCGTCGTATCTGTCTTGTAGTTCCATTGACTTTCCTTTCTATCTATGTTACAATAAGCATAGAGTTCATATATATTTATTATTGAAATCTAGCTAGTTTTGAGATTGGTAGTCGCGAACTAGCTCTTTTATTTTGTTTAGAACTATTTTCTCGCTGTCTACTGGACAAGCTATAGTTCTATCTGCTACATCTTTTAATAAATCTTGTAGCTTCATATTTTCTTTAACTAAAATTGTGTTATTATGTACTTCTTGTTTTCTTAGATCTTTAAGCTGTTTGTTTTCAAAACTTAAATCTCTAACTTGTCTTGCTAATTCAACATTTCTTGAATTTGACTCATCTATCTCTGTTTGTAATGTTTCTTTATAATACATAAGACCTATTAAGCCAAGTAATATTACTAATGCTAAAAACAATGCCATTTCCTTCATCTCCTTTCTTGTAAAATTATGTATAATTGTTGCCTTTATTGCCTTAATCGTTTCTATTGTTGCTCTTGTAAGAACTTTCTAGTTTTCTAATAAGATATAACTTCTCTAGTTCTTCAATATTTGTATAAACTGTTTCAGATAGAATTTCATTCGAATATCTATTTCCTTTTGAATCGACTCCAGTTAATCTTGTAAGTATTTCATCAATTAGTTGGTTAATGCTTTTTATTCTAAAGTTAGAATCTAAACTGTTATCTTTTACTTGTTCTTTAAAAAACATATCTTCTTTTTCTTGTTCTTTCATCAATTTTTCCAACACTTCTCTATCTTTCATCTCTTCCTCCTACCCAAACATTTCTGTCAATTTTTTGTCCATTTTGTCTAGAAATTTTTCAAAACTCTTATATAAGTTAATTTTAAAAACTCTGTAAAATATAAGTTGCACTAATAACATCATTCCTATTGCTCCAAACAGTTCTAACATTAAAGTTAATCCACACAGTGCTACGTCTAAATAATAACTAATCATTTGTTACACCTCCTATCTATAAATTTGTTCCATTATTCTGTAAAATTCTTCTTTGTCTATTCTTATACCCGCTGTTCCTATCTTTCTCTTGCAACTTTCCATTTCTGGTCTTTTCATTGTTTTATACACTTGTTGTACACAACAGCCTAATTCTTCTGCTAATTCTTTTACAGTCGAGTATTTTGTTCTTGTTCTGCTACATATGTTTGTCGCCATTTTTATCTCCTTCCTAATTTCGTTCATAGATGTTCTTATCTTTATTTTCGT